GAATCCCAAACATTTTCATTTGGGCAAGATGTGACCCCACGATCATGGTGTCTACGTGAACGCCAGGTTCTTTTTCGACGGCTGCGTCGATAATCTCTTTTAAGCGAGCTTTGGTATCGACTGCCATTAATCTTTAACCTGTTCTTTTTGAATCTTAGCAGCTTTGCGTTCCTTTCTATGCTTTAGCCACGTTTGGAAAAAAACTAATTCACCAAACGTATAAAGCCCTGGCTTCTTGAGTGCTTGTTTAATTAGTTTTCTTTTCTTGGTCATGACACAATTTTATTTTGAAAGCCAGGAGGAACAGACTGGCCTAGTTGAGGACCAGCATAAAAACCAGCGTTACCCATTGGGGTCATGCCGGGCATTAAACCAGCCATACGCACGGCAGTGGTTGGCACAGATTCTTCTATACGTTGTTGTCTCATCCTTGGGTCTAAAATTTGAGTTGGCATGTACATGTTGGGGATTTGTGGTCCCACGCCAGGTTGGGCTGGCTGCTTATTAGGACTGATGTCAAAACTAGGGTTGCCTGCAATAAACGGATTAAAAGTAGGGCTATACCCAGTAGAAGGGAAAAAGCCGGGGTTTCCAGGTGCGCCTGGTACGTTTGCTGAACCGCCGTAATACATTTCTATATTTCTCGTTCTTTTTATTTTACTCCTCTAATACCACATACCCGGCAGGGTCGTTCAATTTACTGATAATAAATCCTTCGCCTTTTATTTTCCAGTCAAGGGCATCACCTTCATGCCAGTCAAGACTTTCAAGGACTTCTTCAGGTAAGACAATGAACGGATCACCGTTTTCGTCTTCTTGGACCTCAAGGACGTAATTCATGTAACTTAAAGTTTTTCAATAAGCTTATCAAGTTTTGCGTTGATTTGTTTAAAATTATCATGCATTTGCTGAAGTTCACGCAGGAAGTCAACTTTCAATACGTACTCCAATGGCATTCGATTAATGTGCTCCTGGAGGATATCGATCTTTCTTTCGTTATCTAAGATACGTTCGTATAACGCGTGCAAGCGGTCTTGGTTACGACCCCAAAAGTTAGCAGGAAGCGCGGCCACAATCTCGATACATTTTCTTTTATTTTACTGTTAGTAATCAAGATGAAGATTACCCTTCCTTGCTAGACCGGTTACCAACCACACAAGAGCGTCAACGCAATCGTCGTGACCACTGACTCCAAAGTTAGTTAACTCTTCAAACAAATTAGTAAAGTTTCTATAACGATTAAAGATGATTTTGCGATCTTCAAACATACCAATAATACCTCTAAACCGTGCAAGTTTATCTGCGCGGAATCCTTTAACCGGGTGCCAAATCAAGTTATAAAGACCCTCGTCATTTAAGCAAACTCTTTTAAAATCTGCTTCCAAAGATGCCTGATACGCCACAGCTTCAGACCAGATATCGCACGTTGAATATGTTGGAAAATAATTTTTATTTTCATCTTGTCCAATAATGGACCAATCATTCATTAACTCTTTCATTGCATCTAGTTTCTCCAAATTACCCATGACGCGAATACGTCGATAATCAATAATGTGGATACGATCTTCAATCCGACCACCCAATATAAACACCGTGTAATCATTCTTTTCTTTAAGGCCCGCAGACAAGTCGACACCAATTCCCAGGGCATCAAACTCTGTTGCAATTTCTGCCTTAACAATAAGTTCTGGCGCCAGTGAAAGTTCATTTTGCCTGACCACTTGATTCATGTATTGAAACGAAAAAGCAATAGGTGCCTGTCGTTTCTTTTCTTTGAGGTACTCTAACGACCACATATCAGGCCAGTAGGACTCTTCCTCTCCCGTCTTGGGATCGTTTTGAATTGCTGATAAAACAATTTGTGTCCAGTTGTTTTGTTCGTTGAATGTGGTGGCGTGAATGTCATCATGCCTGAAGCGAGTGCCAAGGCAGATAGCCCTAGCTCCTTCAAACATTGTGGGTGAAATCACTGCGTTCCAATTGTCCTGCATTGTTTTACGAATGTCAGGATTACCAATATCAGCAGCAGACTTAATAGCGTCATCAATCATTACCAAGTGTGAACGTTTGGAGGTCACTGAACCTTTAAGGCCAGCAGCACAGAGTGTAAATTGTTCATCACCTGTTACTTCAATACCTGCAAATTTATGATCAATAGACCAGTACTCGTTGCTTGTAACATTCTTAAGAAGACGTACTTTAGGAAATACTTCTTGATATCGTTTGCTTTCAATAATCCGTTTAATAGTTGCTGATTTGGAACGTGCAATATCAACTGTGTAGGAAAGATAAAGAATCTGAAGAGGAAGTTTAGCTTGTGTGTGAATACCAATGGCCCAAGCAGTCAATAAACCTAAGACTGTTGATTTAGCAGATCCCCGTGGAGCAAGTAGATCAACGTTGGGGCCAGCAATTTTAATAAGGCAGTTACTGTCTTCGTTTGTTACAAAGTGCCGATGCCATTCTTTGTGATGAGTTGCCGGAGGTTTATCAGCTACATACTCACAGAAGTAACCAAAATCTTCACGTGCAAGTTTTGCTTGCTCGTAGTTTTTAGGTTCTTTAACTTGATGGTTTCTTGCCGCCGCACGTGCATTCCGTCGATACGCGAGATGAACGTAAGAAGGCATGAGCTAGTACCAGGTATTACTGAATACTAACTCATTTCTTTTGATTTTGATATTGACGAGCTTTGTCCAAAGCCGCTTTCCGTTTGTTCTTATCGGACATTTCAGTACCATCTTTGTTTGTTGCTTCATTCTTTTTAAAATGAGCAACAAGTACCGGTGGCATTTTTGAATCAGGCATTAGCCGAAAGGACGGTTAGCGTATCCAGCACCCATGGTAATGCCCTTGGGAGAAGACGGGGGTTGTTGACTAGCCGCACGACGACGCATTGCCTCTTGTTCTGCGGCAGCTTGACCTGCCCCCGCAATACCTCGACCAAACATACCTAAGCGTTCTCTCTGCCGAGCATCGTTATCTGCAACTTGTTCTGCGGCAGCTTGACCTGCCCCCGCAATACCTCGACCAAACATACCTAAGCGTTCTTTTTGTTGTTGCATATATTGGTTATATGCAGCTTGGGTTTGATCATTGCCGCCTTGAGTTGCAGGCACATTAGCAACTGCTTGCTTTTGCTGGTTTAAAGCGTTTTGGTAAAAACCGGATCCACCTGCACCAGGTGTGCCAGATGTTGGTCGTTGCGCAGAAGCACCCATGATAAATACCTAATTACTTTTTCTTTTTGTTTTGCATTTCCCGCAGGCGAGCCATTTTATCTTTAGGGCTCTCCTTAGGGGGTACAGCTTTACCAGCAGGTGCCTTGCCAGCGGGCACAGGCTTGCCTTTGGGAGGCACTGCTTTACCAGCAACGGGTTTACCTTTGGGGGGTACGGGAGCGGGCATGATATTTATGCTGTTGTTCTTATTATACAAGAAGTGCTGCTTTATTTTTATTCTTCTAACTGCATTCGGGACCATACACTCATTGATGCCTCTTGCAAAGGAGATTCAATTGGATCATCCTTAAAAATAAACATCAACTCACGAATGGCACGATCAGCACCAGCCATCAAGAGACCTTTGCGATCCTTGTTGGAAGTAAACTGTTCTACTTGTGCAATTGTGCCACGCAATTCTTTTTGCATGCTGGCAATACGCGCAACACCTGCGTCACGTTTGACGGCACAGTTTTCAATATCTTCGCGCAATTTACGAATATCTTCTTGCATCTCTCCAATTTCAAGAAGAAGAATCTTGCGGTGATCTGGTTTTTTATAATTAGATTTAACCCATTCTTCACACGATACAATGCTCCCTGTATAACCAAGGAACTTGGAATACAAGAAACATTCGATTATGGAGTAGTTGTCTTCGGCAAATGAACAAAAAGACTCTTGAGTGGCAGAGTCAAGATTGTCAATCCAAGTGTCAAACAGCTCAATACTTATAAGCTTGTTGTGCTTGCTGATAGTCCCTGGATTCGTCTTGCTGCCTGTACTCTTGCTGTTGTTTATTAAGAGCTTCTTGTTGAGCACGGGTGTCCTCTAGTTTTTTCTTGGAAAATTCGTAGGCAACACCTGCGGCTTTTTTATACGTTTCCAGGGGGAAATCAGCAGCTGAATCTCCGGTTTTATCGGAGAACGGATCAGCTTCTTGCCAGTCGCCCGAATCGTTTTTATAGCCCCAGGTAGTCGCCACGTTTGTTTCCTTGTATTAGAAGTTGCTCATCATTTGAGCAAGACCTTGTGCGTAGATGTTGGGACGAGCCGAAACATCTTTGGCTTGCTGTTGACGAATTTTGGAACTTTCTAAACGGCCAAGAAGAGTTTGGAAGTCATTAAGAGAAGCTGCTCCCATGCCACCATAGGCTTGCTGTAACTGTTGCTTGTCAAAAATAGCTTTATCTTCGGAAGACAAGCCTTGATAAATAAGGTCGTTTTTATAAGAAGAAGTCATGCCTTTTGCTTAATGGCTTTTTAAATTATAGCAAAGTTATTTTTATGACCAAAAACCTGACGTAAGGTTTGACAATAGTTGACCCTGTGAAGCAATCCTGGCTACGTCTTTAGTTCCTTCATTTTTGATCTTCTGGTTATCTTTGTCAATCTGTCCTTGCAGGTTAGTCAAGCCAGCATTGTACATAAAGTCACGCTTTTGACGCATAGCTTGCTGAAATTCTTCAATTTCGCCAGTAGTGCCGGTAAACGCAGTAGGTGCATCAGCTGCATTAATACCAGTTGAAGCAGTAAGGTCTCCCGCAAATTTAGGATCAAATGCAGAATTGTAGTTAAATGTACGGCGGCCTGTTTTAACGTCGTATCCTTCAGGGCTCTTGGTAGTTTCTTGTTTCCCATACATCGTGTCATAATAACTAGCTAAGTAGTTATCATTCATCTTGGAACTATATTCACCTCCTGATTTAATTGAGTTAACTAAGTCTGTTAATTTGTACTGCCCAGTTTTTTGCAATTCCGCAAAAGTAGCAAGTTCTTCTTGTTTTGCTTCACGCCCTAAAATATCTTTATAAGTTTGCCCAGCTAGTGTTTGACTCTTGCCCGTAGCACTTTGCGTTGCTTGATCAACAAGACTGTTGAGATCAGCTTGTGTAAAACCGGTACCTAATTTGTAACGATCTTCATAATCTTTAAATCCTTGTTGCGCTTGTGCGGCATCAATAAGACCTGCATTGTATTGGTTTAATAAATTTTGTTTGTATGTATTGTAACCAGCTTGACCTGTTGTTTTAACTGCGTTTGTTTCCGTTGTTGCTGCTAAGGTGGCTGCTTCTGATTTAGCGTCTAGTCTTTTTTGACGCGCCAACATATAGTTGTTGTACGCTACAACGCTAGGATCTGGTTTTGGTGCTTCTCCTCCTCCTCCTCCGTACATTCCCATGATTATTCTCCTAACTGTTTTTTAAACAGCTTACGAATGCTAACGTTTACTTCTTTCATTTTACTATGTCCTTGGGTTAAAAATGCCACTAAAGGCAAAAGTTCATTTATGTAATCACGCAATACATGAGCGTATATTTTATCTGTTAAATCGCCGTTGTCAAGAATGTTGCTTGCCTGCCAGGTGTTCCACAGAATTAAATGTTGACCAAACAAAGTGTTTTCGTTATTACGGTAAAAGATGTTCCCTGGAATCAAAACAAATAAATATTCAACCAGTTTCATTAGTTGTTGTTTTGAAAATTCGTGAGACTCATCTTGTATGTCATCAACAATTCGAGCAGCTGATGCCATCAAGTGAAGATACTCCAAAGCAGCTTGGTTGCTACCAGCCGCTTCTTTGATGATGAAATTTACTTTAAGATCATTTGCGCGGCGCTCTTCAGGGTTGCTCATTCTTTTGTATACAAGAATTCAGAAACCTTGATCGGAGAAAAAGGCACTTGGCAATTATGGTATTCACCCAGGCCATTGTCAACCAAGTCCGTCCAAGGTTCAAAATCTAAAATAGGGTTTAAATTTGGATTAAAATCAATTAATTTAAAATCAAAAAATGAAGCTGTTTCTAAGTGGTACCATACGGGATAACACATGTAATGCCAGATGTCTTGAACATATTGAATCCAACGAGTTTGTTGAGGATCTGGATCTTCGATGGCGCACATGTCTGAAATTAAAAGTTTCCCCCCTGGTTTTAAAACACGTTTGACTTCTTCTAAGGTGCCAAGAAGGGGACGGTATCCAATGCTTTGGTAGAAATAAATAAAATCAAATGACTCATCTTCAAACGGCATCTTGTCATAAGAGCCTAATACAAAGTTAATATTGTTGGGATTATTTTTTTTAGCTTCTTTAATCTGTTCAGGGGAAATATTTAAACCAGTAAAGGAAACATCTGGATTTTGTTCTGTGAAATATTTAGAAACTTCCCCAACACCACACCCAGCATCTAATACATTTTTAGAACCTTCTTGCCAATGCCTTGCATGCAGTGTTTCCAAGTGTGTTTTAAAATCTGCAGAGTGTAAACCTGCTTGAAAAACACGATAATTATTTTTTAAATACAGCGAAGTACAACCATCCCAATAATTTTGCAAAGTTAAATTTTCTTTACACTTGTCTTTGTAAAAACAAGAGTAAGCAAAAAAATCAGAAAAAGCTGTCATTGGATAACTCGTTTTGTATCAGTATAGCAGTTTAAACAAGAGAACCTGTTGTGTATCCTGGAGACCTGCCATAGCTAAACGGTTTGTTTGGTGAATCAAACATTGGCATAAATTTTCCAGCTAAAAGTTTGTTTATTTCACCTGAGCTTTCTTGCTGGCTTAGCTTTCGCCCAAAAGGACCAAGCTCAGCGGCGATCCTTCGGTTATAGTCTTCAACACCAAGAATACTTTTACGTGGGTCTAGAAATGCTTGTTGATAGTTGGCCGCATCACGCTGAAGACCCATGTCAAATTGCTTGCCGTAGGTTGCTGCATTCTGACTGGCTAGTAAGCCTTGAAACCGAGCGGCCTCTTCTGCTCTTATTTGCCAACTTGCTATATCTTTAGCGACTTTGGATTGTTGATTTTGACCAAATGCGCCAAGAACTGCGCCACCAATCTGACCAATTGCGCCTATTGCCTCTGCTATTGGGAATACCATGCTGCCTGATTTATTTAATACACCGCTACTAGGATTATACTTGAGAGAATCTTTCCAGCTTGGATAAGAGCTATTCGCACTGGAATAGTAACTACCTCCATTGGGATCTGAAGCTGCCATTAGACATTAAAGTATTTAATCGGAGCATTTCCTGCGCCTAGTTGGGTAAAGCCACGAGCGGCTTCTGCCCCCCTAGATGCTGCGGCTGCAACACCAGTCGTTAAATTAGCTGTCATGTACGGATCAGGGTAACGCGTTAATGCAGCTCTAACACCATCAGCTAACCCACTTATGCCACGATTGATTAAACTATATTTCATCTGTTGATCGCCCATTTGCTTGTAAGCATCTAAACCTTTTTGAAGTGCTCGATCTTGGATGGCTTCTTGCTGTGCCATATACTCGGGACTTGTAAAACGGTCTATTAACCTACTATCGGCAGAAGGCCCATACGCTCGCATGTAACGTTCTTTGTCTTCAGGAGATAATTTTTGATAGTCTGGATTATTAAAAATAGAACCTTGGCCAAGCCCTTCGGTAGCGGCCTGTATAGGCGCTGCGTACCTACCTGTAGTGATTTGAATGTTAGAAGAACCTTCAGCCGGTTGAAAACTATAAGCACCACGAGTGTTTACAGCTGGATCTGGGTATCCAGACTGAAAATTTTTATTGACATTGTAAATAGACATGATCAAATACCACGTACGGCGCCTGTGTTAAGTACAGAAGCTTGATAAGGATTGTTAGACAAGATCTCACGGGTGGTGGCACCAGCTTGTGATTGTGCTCCAGAGGCAAGTTGACCTGCAATAATTTGTTGGTTAAGCTGCCCTTGCAGTTGAGCATTTTGCTGGTTCAGCTGCATTAAACGAGATTTTTCAGCTTCTTTATATTTCTGAAGAATTTGATAATTTTGATTTAAGTACTGACTAGGAATATTCACTCCCATTTCCCTGGCCAGTTGTAACTGTTGTGCCAAAGCCTTGTCGGAAGCTACACCCGGTTCCGAGCCAGTACCGGCACCCTGCCCAGATTCGCGTTGTGCACCAGCAACCGTATTCGCTACATCCCCAACAGCAGCTTGGGCGCCACCAACAAGTTGATTACCCAAGAAAGAAACGCCTTTACCGAGTTGACCCGCAATAGGAGCAGCAAGTAAACCACCTGCAAGTTGGAAAGCACCACGGGCTAATGGGCCTCCAGGGACCATTGCGCTTAAGTTCTGAATCCCCTTACCACCTAAAGCAGTAAGACCAAGGGTTGCAATACCAGCTAACGGATCAGTGGGAAGTTGTTGCAAGCCAACCATGGCTCCTGGAGCGTAACGAGCGCCCCTGGACGCAAGACTCTTGGCCCCAGCTGGCATTCCCGCAACTGCTGCATTAGCGCGGCCTAAACCTTGTTGTGCTGATTGTTGAGCTGAAGCAAATGCTGCTTGCATTTGATCCATGCGATTTCTTAGCATCGCATCAAACGGATCAGATGGATTAACAACGGAATCAGGAACACCCATCCCTGGGATACCCATTTGAGTGTATTGACTAGCCATTTGCAAATACTATTTTTATACCTTAATTTTATCAGCCTATATTTTGTTGTATGGGATCCAAAGGCATTGAACTGTACTGATCTTGATAGTTGCGCAACTCAGGAAGTTTAGGGCGATTAGCCATAGCAATTACTTCATTGACCACATTACCAATTGCAGCACCGCCAACGGAACCGGCTAACCCCGCAAGAATAGTGCGATTGGGACTTACACCACGCCTACCCGCCATAGCAAGCCCCGTTGCTGCACCGGCTGTTGCGGCTGCCGAAGGAATAGTAATTGGAAAGCCTAGGAGACGAGCTTCGGGAACACCCTGAAGATTTTCACCAGTTATTTTTGCAACGCCCAGGCCCAATAAACCGTTGTCTTGGTAATAAGTACGCATAAAATTACCGTACCTTTCAGGTGTTAAATCAGGAATATCTTGTTTTGCTGTTGAGTATTTCAAAGGTTGTCCTTGACGTTGCAAGAACATACGTTGAAAAAGTTCTTCTGCTGGTTGCGAAGTTTCACGGCGATCTTCTGAACCAGGCTCTGAATATTCTTGCGCAAACCCTTTTGGTCTAAATAGTTCTCCTGGGTTAGTAATATCGTAAATACCAGTAGCCGCCCCAATAGGTGCCATGGTTGCAAGGCCTAGCATGCCTTTTTGCGTTGGCGTCATTTTTTCTAGCTGACTTCCAACATTAGGGATTTTATTTATTAATTCTTGCGAAATAGCCATTGGGTTGTTGTATTTCCACCAAAGGCCACGCGTTTGATCTGTGCCCATATCCGTAATCAATCTGGCAGCATACGCACCAAGAAACTCTGCAGGTTTTTCTTTTAAAGTAATTGGCTCCCGCCCAGGTTGTTGTACTGGTCTAAGAATGCCATCTACTTCTTGAATAACTTTTTTACCAGGAGAGCCAGCTGCTAGTGCTTTGCCAAACGCAGGGCTAAAAATACTGTGTATAGCACTGTCGCCCGCTTCAATTGTAATTTGTTCACCTATGTTTTTTCCTTTAGCCAAAGCCTGTCCAAGTTTTGTGTTTTTTAAACTTTGACCAAATTCAATAACACTTTTTGAAATCGACATTAAATTACCCCTCGTGCATAACCATAGGGATCACCCATGTTTTGCATCAATGCTGTTGGGTCCATAGTTTGCTCTAGTCCTTGCATCTGGAACTGTGTACCAGGAGACAAGTTTTGTGCTTGTACACCATTAATCAATAAACGTTGTAATTCTTGTTGTTGTATTGCAGCAGTTTGATCCATTTCTTGAAGCTGTTGTTGTTGCATAGAATTTTGAACCATTGGCATAACCGCAATGCTAGAAGCAATTGGTGAAATTCCTTGAACAACATTTTGTGCGGCTGAAGGCAAGAAATGTGGCGTTGTAACTGTCTTGTCTCCTTGTTTCTGAGTAAGTGTTCCCATCCTTCCAGGGGCCAACTTACCAGCTAACTTCATGCCGCCATAGCCAATACCTAGGTCTACTGCTCCGGCCAAGAGAGAAGTCATTGGGTCTACGCCACCCAACATGTTAAATCCCGTAACCATTACGGCACTAGGAATTGTATTACCCAAGATAGCTTTATTTACCGCTTGCCGTTCCGCAACAGGAAGCATGCCGGTTTTAGTAAGACCCGTTGCAAAATTTCGAAGACTACTTACTAATCCTTGTTTGGTGGCAGCGGGTACCATATCTCAACACTTTTCTTTAATTATATTTCAAATAACCTAGGCGGTTTAACTTCAGTTATTGCCGACTTTTTGAGTGTTTCCGTTTCAGTCTCAAGTTCTTTTTTGAGTATTGGTTTTTTAGATTTACTAAGAAGATTAGCAACACTAGGTTGAGGATCAACCGTATTATCTGCTTGTGATTGTGCCATTTGCATAATGTATCCATTGGGATCTGGATTTGCTGCAGTCGGCATTGGATTTTTAGCTCGCTTACCAGGGGGGATGGTGGGGCTAATTTTATAAGCCTCTACCCAAACAGGATTAAAATCTGGGTTGCTTTGAGGCCTGTGTTCTGTATTGGGTTGACCTGTTTGAAAGTTGTAATCAGTATGTCTAACAAAAGGAGTAATACCAGCAAACAATTGTGTTTGTAAAGGTTCATCTGGATCTACTGAGCCAAGATGAGCATTCAGACTACGTTTACGTGACTGTGCATAGTTAAGAATATCAGACGTATCAAAACGTCCTGGGTTCCAGGGATACTGTCCACCAATGCCCTCGTTTGCTTTGACACGAAATTGATCAGCAAATTTAGTTTTAGTTTTGCTGGGAATATTGTTGGAAGCGCCAATGTATTTGTTTAGATCAAGACGATCATTAGTTCCTTGCATTTATTCCTCACTTTGTTTTTTCTTCTGTAAGCCTACAAGAGTTTGACGTAACCGCGCTTGTTTTACGGTTTTGTCATCATATTTTTCTGGACTAGCAAGTACGTTTTCTTGTAGTTGTGCAGAAGTAATACCTTTTTTTTTGGCTTTAGCCGTGAAGGCACCCTCTTTCATGTCCATATCTTGAATCCACTTTTTGTCTTTCTTTTTTTCAGTCATTTTTATTTCAAAATAGAAAACGTTCCGCTTGAGCCAGAAACTCCTCTTTGTTTCATTATCTTATCAAGAAAAGACTGCGCTTCTCCTGGTTTGCCTGTAAGTTGAAGTTGTCTAAGCTGACGAGCCACATCAAAAGATTCTTGGCTTTGAGGCGTTGGTGTTTGTGTATATTTAGCAGGATTAGCTTCACGTTGCTGAGGATATGTAAAGAAACCTCCAGACTTGGGTTTAGGAGTGGGTTCAGAATTTACAAGAGAAGGAACCTGACTTGCTTCTGGTGTATACAGTCCAGTTTTGGTTTGGGCCGCAGTTCCATATGGACTGCGCTCTGTGCCATAGATACCTACAGAAGCATTGGTATCCATGCCTGCTGAACCGCCACGGCCACGTACTCCAATATCTTGTCCCATGCGTTTACCAGCAAATTTTTGAATAATGCCTTCGCCAGTATCTGCATCGACTAAAGGAACAAGAATGCGTTGCCCTGTTTGAGGATCAAAGCCAATATCTTGTCCAATATTAGAAACAACCCTGGCCCGGCCACCAGAAAGCAAGCCACCCGGTACAATCTCTAAATCTTCAGGCCCAGGTTGGGCCATGCTGGCACCGCGTTCAATATTAGAAAGCTCACCACCTTCCGATTCAAAAGACATGGTGTCAGGAGCAGTTCGCTTGGGACGAACAACAGTACCTTCTCCGCTCCAATCAACTAAGGTACTTGGCGTCCATTTGGAAAGTTCTTCCAGTTGTTGATTGGCAGCCGTTGTTGCACCAGTTAATCTTTTGTTAAGAAAATTTAAATCTGATTCATTGCGTTGCATTTGACTGGAAACATTTCTAAGCTGTTGTCCAAGTTCACGATCTGGTTTTTGATTTAAGCTATACAACAACATGTTTTGCTGCTCGCTTAAAGCGTTCTGTTGTTTGGTTAATTGATTAATTTTTGGAGTAACTTCAACTCGAACATTGCCAAGCCAATCTTTTATTTCATTTTGTTTGTTGACAAAATCTTCTTCAGAGCTAATTGCAGTTACTGCCGAAATAAACGGTTTGCGAAAAGCAAGCTCTGGCTCATTTTCCATTACATCTTTAACGTCTACATTAAATTCTGTCCCGCTAACCATGCGAGTTTTTGGCATTTCCGCCAGGGAAGAAGCTTGCAAGTAACGTGGATCTTCTAAACCAACTTCCATTGCTTGTTTGGTTTTTGTAAACTCACTCCCATATTCATAAGACTTAGGACCCAGGCGAGCAGCTACTTCTTTTTCAACTCTTCCGGGGGTAACAAGCATTCCTTTTTGTTGTAACTCATCGGTAATATCTCCACGTTGTTTAGAAATAAAATCTTTAACAAAACCTGTAGCACTTATCGGTTGATCTTCTAATTCAATACGTTGCCCTGGACCAAGACCCGTACCTGTAGCACTTATCGGTTGATCTTCTAATTCAATACGTTGCCCTGGACCAAGACCCGTTTGTGTTGGGCGAGCTGTATTTAGAACAAAACGCTGGCCAGTACTAAGATCAAGTCCTTCGGCTTGGTCAGTAGGAACACGGCCAAGTATTTGTGTAGCAGCCTTGTTAATTGGCTCATCTTGCTCCATGCCTTGGCGATAGCTGTAATCAGCCATATCTTCCAAAACCTCAACCTGACTCATGTCTAAATCAGGATTTCGTTGAAGAGCAGACTTCATGCGACCCGTCATCTGGTCTTCTGCCGTATCAATAGCATTTAATGCTTGATCAATATGAAAAGGGCGCTGAGCAGCTTGTTGTTCAACTAATGTTGTTGATTGCCTACTTAAATCAACAGTTGATGGTTTGACTGCAGGTACATTTTGTGTTTCGGAGTACCAGGGAGCACTGGGAATGTAACGTGAGCTTGGCGGCTTAGGAACATTGCCTTGGCCCCATGGATCCGTTACAGCGGCGGCAGCAACACGACGTACATTTTGTACAGCTTGCGGAGTTGTTTCCTGTACGATTACCTTGCCTACAACGGGGGCTGCAGCACGACCACGTAATGCACGAGCAATGCCGTAACCACCAGCACCAACGCCCGCAAGTAGGGCTGCTCCTCCCAGGAAATCAAGTAAGCCTGGACCCTGTTTAGGTGATTGAAGACGATTTTGCTGAAATGCCAGTACCTCGGGTGCCTGTTGGGCACGTTCTTCTGGTGTATCCGCAACTGGAGCCCCTGTCGCACGGCTATAAGCGTAAAAATCAGCAGGTGACAGGGGCATTGGACCTTATCGCAACTATTTTGCTCGTTCTTACATTTTATACGGGATAATTTTTAAAATACAAGTTGTATAGTAGGTAAATAACTGATGTTTAGCTAAAACATCCAAATGGATTTAGAACAACGCGCTAATAAAGTAAAAGGCCTTGAAGCAATCAAGGAACAAGCCATGCAAATGGCTGATGAAGGTGCTGATGCACTTGAAGTACGTAGCTTTGTAAACGAAGGAACTAAACGTGTGGCGTATGAACACCCAGACGAAGAAGCATTCCTTAAAGCAGCCAAGGCAACGTTTGGTTATAAACAAAAAAAAGACCGGGATTCAGACTTTTAACCACAATTAGGAAATTTTAGTTAATTACCGGGGATTACACCCCGGTTTTTTTGTGTAAATTCTTGGGCTAAGTAAGGAAAACACGTACAAAACGCAACTTTTACTTCAAAGTAGGGTTTTTGTACTCATAAGGGGGTTACTATGACCCCCAAATGGGGTCAAAATTTACCTGACGCTTCTCCAACTACCCACCCGCAGCGACATACGGAGAGAAAAAAGAAAGCCGTGAGGGGTAAATTTTTGGGAGGGTGAGTGTAGTTGCGGCGAACACCCCTGTGGTGAGAGCCGAACCCTATAGATGCAGGCGATACGACATCGTATCACACCGCAGCCCAAGCCCCGGTCAACTTAACACACCCTAATGTCAGCAAATGCTAACAATTGGGGGTAAGTAGGTACGCCCGCCCCGCCCACGCGTCAAGCAGAACGGTGGCTTTATATAACTAGGGGGTTTACGGGGGATGCGCACCCGTTATCACGCATACAACTCCACCACAACCAAAGGTTAAGTCCATGGCTATCCGTCAAGCCCTTGCTGCCAAGCTCTTATCACTAGCCAACGCTATTGAACAGGACACAAGCAAGGAGAAGCTTCAGGCCAAGATCCTAGTTGGACGACGCAAGTTGGCTGACTGGATTGAGCCTAAGCAACCAACACTAAGCTGATCCGTTTAAGCGGGTTGGGAGGTGCAAACCCTCCCACAGCAATTGCCTCCAGCGGAGATGGGCACCGCACACTCGGAGCTAACAACGTGTACTTCGTTGTTCTCGACGGTCAACAACACAGCGCTCACTTCAACCGTGAGGCGGCAGACGATACGGCGTGGGAACTTTCCTACGAACGTAACTATCTGCAGCACCCTGAAGAGGGTTGCTCAAAAATCTCCGTCCTTTCCTTTATGGAAATGATGGAGTCTCCAGTTGAGATGGTCATCTGACTAGGCGTGAGCCGGGGGATCAAATCCCCCACTCAACTATTGCCACACACTGAGTGTGGCTTAACTCAGATCAATGATGATCTATCAACCTCTAATCGATTCACGTGACAGAGTCATTTGGAATGGTGGTGAGTCTACTCAACTCCACTTCCAACTTGAACTGGAAGGTTATGACGATGAAGCAGAGTGGATCGATGAATACACACGCACTCTTGGTGGTGGTTTACCCAGCAGCATGAGTGAACTTCACGCAGAAATGGTTGACCTGTACAACTATTGTTCTGCTGGTATGCACAACGTCTAATTTGATTTAAATTTGACTTTAATTTGATGTTTGCCCAGAGGGCTTCGGCCCTCTCTGCAGACTTCACTGTCTGCTATCAACACAACTCAACTTCAATACCATGAACGTTGCACAAGTTGAACATCTGCTCATCCACGATGCCCGGCTATTGGCTCGTCGAGACTCTAATACCCATCTACCTTGTATCGATTGGAACATCGAAGAGAAGCGTCAAGCTGCTCTTGAATTGTTCTATGAGTTCCAAGATGGCATGGCAAAGTTCGAAGACCTGTTGCCAATTTGTTCCATACTTCAGAAGAAGGTTGACATCAACCGTATCGCACTGAAGTGGGAACAAGAATATGGCATCGAAGACTAATGGATAACGTACTAACGGTTTGGCGTGTGTGGCATGCACAATCAGTGATTGAGCTAATGGCTCGAACACGGACTGAAGCATTGGTCGCAGGCGCCGAACTACTCAACAAGAAGATTGTTGATTTAAATGTTGTGCGAATCTACGACTGGTAGATGTTTGCAATTTGCCCTCAGCAATGAGGGCTTACTGCAGACTTCACTGTCTGCCGTACGTACATATGTACTACGACCGTTAACTCAACTCAGTACTAACTATGACTGAACTCAAGAAGCTTCCTGACTTCCAGCAAGTCACCATCCATGGACGCATTGCATACATGGAGAAAGCCGTGCATGAAGGCCAAGAGTTCTTGGCTGTAACACTCATGCACACTATTAATGAGAACACGGATGTCCGTGTGAAATTCAACAATAGTAACGGCTTGTTGACTGCATTTATCAACGGCAATCTTGTCGTTGGTCAGGAGCTAACCATTGGCGGTACCATCAAAGGCATTCGTTCTTTCTATATGAAAGACGATGTCCTGACTCCGCTCAAGAATCCAGAGTTTCAAGTACGTGTTATTAGCTATGCTTATGGTGCCAAGCCTAAAGCCGTAGCTACAGTATCGGAAGAAGCTTTGGCTGTCTGACGCCTACACTTAACCTTTCCGGTCGCAAGGCCGGTGGGTTTTCTGTAGGCCTCACTCATGAGGTCTACGTCACTAGCACAACTTACATGAAACACATTGTCAAACTTGATAAAGGCAAGTACATCCACCTTGATTCTTATTTTGAACGTCGTGAGCATCCTTTGCAATCAACCATTGAATCAATCATTGGATTTGGTTTGGTGGTTGCTATTGCAGCAATCACGGTAGGTGCGATGCTTGGTACTGATGTCACCAAGTTAATTAACTTGCCTAACCATCCAGCTCAACAACTTAAGCCATGACTCATTACGTAGCACTTGTCGCAGACTTAACCGGTCGTTATGCTAACGTCTTAGTCCAGGCCAACACCTGGGACCAAGCCATTGACCAGCTCGAAGATGCTGGCTGCGAAGTAATCGAAAATCAATCTGAAGATTACGAAGAGTATGGCATTGGTTTATTTCCACAACTTGAAGAACTCAAGGAGGTGGACGTTATCCCTATCAATGAACTAACCACTAGTTCAGACTTCGTTGTACACAACTAATCATGGAAGTAACCGATCAAATTGACTTTGCCAAACCAGAGCATGTCTCTATCATTTGCAAAGGCACTCAACTAACAGTACACGTTAAAGGCATCACCTCTTCCGTTAAGTTGACCTATCAACTAGAAGGAGAACATGCCTATGGTGATCCTGTTACAAATGAAGTCACGTACAAAGGTCCTAACTTTTGTACACCCCCGCATCCCCCCTTGCAGCAGTCGTAACCGTACTCAAAGGTTGCAGAGCTGCCAAGGGGAAATCAAATTTTAATAGTTGAATGGACCTGAGTATGTCCTTAAACTACTCAGCGCACATACCTTGTGTACTCGGATTCCTGATAACTGACATTTATCGGGATTCCAACTGTCCCATTGCAACTCACCAATGACTTATTCACAACCAGAACTTGATCAACTCCAGGACCAAGCCGTTGCTGACTACGTAGACGCAATGGCGGACTTGGCCTATGAAATGTGCAATGCACTACGCGAAGAATACGCGGAGGTCTTCTATGAAGAACAAGTTAACTAACTATGACACCGTCACCGTATGCGTGGCGGTTGTCTACATCTTATTCACCTTACTCATCCAAGCAATCTCATGGCTCTATCAACTGAACAGAAATTCATGGCCTACGCAGTTGGCTATGAACCCCTCACTGGTGACGAAGCTGAACTCCAGTTCGAACCAGAAGTTAACTACGATCCAGAACAAGACGGTATTCCCAAGCCCGGTAGTATCTACCAGAACAAGCGTGGAACCTACCGCTATTACTGGAAGCCCAGCGGAGGTAACTACAGTCGTGAAGAACGTAAAGACCTCGAAGGTTGGTACGACATCCCGTGCCTCGAAGACCTCGAAGAGTGGACCTTCGACTCAGTCTGCTTCACGCCAGACGAAGAAGAGGTCGAACCAGATCACCCCGACTCTTGGCTTCGGTTACTCTACCTAATTTAATTTGGTATTGCAATTAACTTATTAGGTGGTATACCAGGATAATGCTGTGCATCATATTGATTTATGTTGCGCAATGTATTTTGAAATTCTGAAAGATCAATCATTGCTTTTACTTGTTGTTTTTCAGAAGCCTTTGGGTTTTTAAGAACACTCAAAGCTTGATCTATTCCTTGTTGAATAGACATGCCTGATTCACGCAATGAATCTAGCTCAGCATATTTACCAGCTAACTGCATTACACTACCTTGTTTTAATTATTTTAAATCAAAGACATGCTTCAATTCATCTGCACTACAGCAATGTGTGTCCAACAGTATCTAGGCGTAGGTATAACTACCTACAATCTGGCTAATGCTTTGGTATACACAACTACAACACAGATGTACTACTGTACTAAACAATCACAACTCTATAGTTGTCAACGCACGCCAGTGCCTACTCGATACCAGAATGGATCAGATGCTTTGTACTGATCAATAACTTGATCACGTTCTAGCTCACCAGCAGAAGGTTGTCTTTGCATAAGAGGACCTTCTGTTTGTTGCATAACCATCTGAGGAGCATTCATTCGACGCGTATCAAAACCTACGCGTACAGTATTGTCAGGCATATAGGTAGGACCTAAGCTTGCACTTACATCAAACATTCCTTTATTCAATGACACACTACGATTAGGCACATCTATTGTGCCGCCCCATCCACCAGGCTTACTTTGTTGAGCCTGGAATACACCACCAGGACCAATAGAAACACTACCGCTTGCATCTTCAAATGTAAGGGGTTGTCCAGTTGCCATGTTCAATAATGGATTATCAATCCTTTGTTGAGCAAAATTAAGTCCTGCATCAATATTGTTAACGCTTGTTTGTACAAGGTTATCAATAGTTAATGGAGTGCCAGAGGTGAATTGTTTTTTAATAAGGCCAGCTTGTATGGCTTCTTTAAAATCATCTACATATTTACCTTCGTTTTTAAGGCGTCCAATTTCTACGCCTTCTTTAATTTTATTTAAATAATTACCAGCAAACTCTTGCGGGGTTGGCATTTAACTAACACTGTTACACTTAGTTTATGCCAGGAGTATTGACAGATAGATACTGTCCACCCCCTGCACCCCCGTCAAGAGTACCAGGAGATACCTTTAATCTTCTAGGTACTCACCTTAATCAACCCTCATTCCTTCATCAACACTACTCATGACTACTGCTGAACTACCTGATGATCTCAATGACTACTACAAAGCTAAGGCTAGAGACTTACCTACACGTAACCGTAGTTGTGTAGATGATCTAATGGATGCATTGGACTATGCAGTAATCGATGCACTGCACCATGGTGGTTCTAATGATGCAATCAATGAAGCATTCGATGCAGTAATCAATCATCCAGACAGTACCTGGTCACCAGAAGTCCTTAGCTACCGCATACGCCAAGTCCATTACAAATAACCGAGCAAGTACCACGCATGCACCGAGCATGTACTTATACGGCAAGGTTAAGAATAGGTTAAGCATGGAGTTGGTTCGCATTAGAACCTAAGTCTGGTGCGGCCAGACACTCCATGCATTTCCATTGGCCTGAACAATGGAACCCCTAACTAAACAACCAGTGGCCACTGGGTCTTGCAAGACTCAATCATCGTAACACTTGTTGCGTGCCCATGGCCAGGGGTTGACACACCTGATAGACTTACAACTCAATCAACTGAAACTCAATGGAATTTGAAACGAAACGAGCAATGCATGCATTATTTCGATTAAGTATTGCATCTTTTTGTGAACAAAGTTATCCAGATTTGTATACAAATTCAACTCTGGAAGATGACTACTTTTACATCCTTGAACTAATTCTTAACAACAACAACAACAACGAAGCTTAAACTCATGTCCCTACTTAACGACGCACCTAAGCCACGCATCCCTGACTCAGTGGATGCCCAACGCCTTGAAGCTATGCAACTTGTTGCGCGGATGAAAGAATCTGCAGATAAGTTTGGTGTTGGATTCGTCGGTGGCTTTATTAGCCCCGACGGACAAAAGTTTATGATGACCAATCTTTCTCCTGAAGATACTCAGGCACTATTGCCGGAGGATCTTAAGTGAACGACGAGATTGATTACATTCTTGAAACGTTCAACTTTGAACGTGTCCATGTAGCAATGCTTGCTCTCGATTGGAAGTGGCGTGATCCACTTGCAGTACCAACAAT